CCTAATAGTTGAACACTAGGATCAGTCAATGCGCCTGTTACTCCACACGCTTTGCCAATCTTTCTTAAGGTTTCTACACCTATGCTAACTGCCTTATCGCTACTGTCGTGAGCCATAGTGCAAGCATAGTTCATGTTAATAGTTGTATCTTCTATCTCAAAATATAATTTAAGAGCTTCCCAACCATTAGCACCTGTAATGATTTCATCACCACAGAATGTCATGTTGTATCTACCTGGTGTTAGCTTACCTCCGCCTCCACCGCCTTCGCTTACGCTGTCCACATCTAAGTCGTGGCCATACTTGGTTAAATCTACCATTGTTATCTCCTTAGTTATTAATTATTGCTTCTCTGATTGTAGGCCAATCAAAAGGTAGTTCTGGTTCTAGTGAGTACCTGTTCTTAGCCAGAAAAGCTGGTCTTGATTCCGTATAAATTACACGATCTCCCTGTACTGCTTTTGTGTTTGTCTGCCCGCCTTTCCCCTGTGTTTTAACTGTTCCAAGTTTATAGTTGGCAAAGAAACAACAATCACTATGCTCAAGTATTAAGTCTCCCGCTTTCCTGTGCAACTTCAGCTCGTGTCTGTCGTATGCCTCAATCTCAGGCGACTCAAATCTTTTTATTTGGTTATGTGCAATCTGAATAATCGTCATGCTCTTCTCATCTCTAAGACGATTGAGTATGTCTATGTATTCTCTCCATTGTTTAAGAGCTTCCACATAGCCACGACCATAACCAAATTCTTCAATAGACTTCTTGCCATGTTCTTGACAAACCTTCTCCCAAACTAAGGGTTCTAGCCAGTCCAAACTATCCACAGCTAAAGTTTTATACTCGTGATCTTCGTCTAATAAAGTTTTAAGATTGGCTATAAACGTATCGTAGTCATTGGCTACAGGAAAGTGGTCACATTGAATCTTACCCATACCATCTTCAGTCAAAGCAAAGATAGGTGCATTCATACCAGATGCAAAAGATGTTTTACCAATCCCCGCACCTCCATATAGAACTATCTTAGGTGGCTTAAGTTTACTTTTCTTTCTTATATCAGCTAGACTCATCTTCCACCTCTACTACTTCTGCCTCAGACTCTACAGCTGCTTTTAGTTGGTCGCTGTAATAACCTATCAAAATATCCATTTGCTCAACATTCAAGTTAGCTTCCTGAATATATCTATTCTTCTGCTCTTGGTGCATTTTGCATTTGTTAAGAATTAAAACTGCTTCGTCAGATAAATCAGATACCTTATACTCAGGCCCATCATCCGAAAATCTTACAGTTTCTTCCTGTACTTCCTGATTATTTTCATCAGTCATTTTTTTCTCCTACATATTGTTTATAACTATCGCAAATGTCCTTCGCATTACAGAATCTACAATTCTCCTTGCTTGGGTTGTATTGCGGTTCTTCTTCGTCACAAGCATCTGCTGCTGGCTTCAAAGTCTCGTAACCCCATTCCACTAGATTAGCTGCGGACATGGAATAAGATCGTATAGCACCGTCTTTGTGCCATGATCTAGGTTGTACTATTGTCATGGTAACTACTGTGTCTTCGTTACCGTATCTTGATAATGCTCCCAATGCGTAGATTAATAACTGTGTATTGTTCTCTACGTCTACAGGAAACTTACCTGATTTTAAATCTATAATCTCTAATTCTTTCTCGCCTATCAGAATCGCATCTGCTGTTCCCCAAATGTGTTCTGATATTTCTTCCATGCTGACTCTCTCTTCTATCAACATCTTGGCATCTAATTCTTCTTTTCTTCTGTTGACGTAATCCACATAGACTTCAGCACACTTAATCATGTCTTCGTCAACTTCAATCTCAAAATCTTCTACGTTTTCTTTTCTGCCTAACCAATAGTCTTGTAGTGTTACGTTTTCCAAACGATCTTTTAATAACATCTCTGTCATACTGTGTACGAGCGTACCTGTAGCAGCTGGCAAACTTGTTGAATAAGGGACTTCCATAGCTAGGTTAGGCATACCAGGACAAGCCATCCATATCTTTGAACCACTAGGACTTAGTTTAGCGTGCGCCATTGTGTACCAGTCTTCCCTTCTCGTACTCTTCTATATAATCTATATCGTAAAGCACCTTGCCACCGATCTTAAAGAACTCAGGCCCTTGTCCTTTACCCCTTTGATTCTCTAGGGTTCTGGGACTTATCTTCCATCTGGCTGCTAGTTCTCTCGTGTCAAGAAATTTGCTGGTTTTATCTTCCATATTTTCCATTATTGCTCCCTTCTGTACTCTTTGATTGCTAATAATACATTTTTTAACTAAAATATCAATAACAAGTGATGAAAAACTTTAAAAAAGATAACAAAGCCACCAATCGTCAGGTTGGAGGCGATCACTATAGGAGTCTGAAGATCACTCCTACGCAGTATATATATGCTAATGATCTGTCTTGGAATCTGGGTAACTGTGTTAAATACATAACCAGAAACAAAGAAGACAAGGTAGAGGACTTATTAAAAGCCAAGCATTATATAGACTTGGAACTAGAGATGGTCTACGGATGCAATCCCGAAGGTATACGGGAGGAAAATAAATGAGCCAATATATAGATAAGGTAAAGATAGATGGCAAGACTACGAGTCTTAAAGACAATCCTTGCATATCAGTATGTAGCTTGACGTATGGAGCTGGAACTAAATGTATTTGTGGTCGCAGTTTAAGTCAGGTTTCTAACTGGAATGGTTATGATGATGTCACTAAGAAGATAATCGTAATGAACGCTATAGAAGATAAGGAGTCTTTTCCAAGACAGAAACTTACCTTCTTAGCGGATGAATACGATATATCTATGGACTCTGCCAAACAAATCTTTGTTACAGACAGAAAGGAAACATAACATTATTCACCATCAATAATGTTTTGTATGTGTTCTCCTACGAGGTTTGCATTGGCTATCGCTTTGTCTTGATGAATATGTGCGTATCTCTGGGTGGTTGCCTGATCTCGGTGGCCTAATAAGTTACCTACCTCTGATAGATTAATCTTTTGCAAAGACCAAGATGCATAACTGTGTCTGATGTCATGCAGTCTTATGTCGTCTAAACCAATAGCTTGTTTAATGGTTTCCCACGTTCTTCTCGGTGTTTTAATACCAATGATGTATTCAGAGGAGCGGTCTTGCTGATTGATTATGTCCATTGCCATAGGTGTTAGATGGATAATACGATCCTCTCCGTACCTGTCTGTCTTATGATCCTTGATAACCAGTGTGTTACCTACTAGATCAGTCCACTTAGCTTTGGCTATCTCCCCCTTCCTTGCACCTGTTAGGATTAGCAACCAGATAAAGGCAACCGATTTCTGATAGATTTGGTCATCTTTTAATTTATTCAGCTGATCTCTGACTGCTAACAGTTCTTCATTCGTCAAGTATCGCTTGCGTTTGTTCTCCCTGTTCTTAGGTATATTGGTGCTTGGGTTTATAACTACCAATGATAATGTAATGGCTAGGTTATAAATAGCTTTTATAATAGATAAACACTTATTAGCCAGAGAAGGTGCTCTGTCGCTAATATCAAAGTGTAACTGTGCTATGTCTCCACGAACAATCTCATCTATCTTCTTATCGCCCAATACAGGACTGATATTCTTTTTATAGACTTGCTCTATCTTATCAACAGTCTTGATTTGTCTTCTTTTAAGGTCTTTGACATAGACCATAAACATTTCGTCTAAAGTTTTCATAACATCTCCCTAATGCGTTATTAGGCAGTATAGTGTACTTTATCCAGTATGTCTAATATGTTGTCTATCGGGTTGTTGTTCTTCATCTCCTCGTCTTTAATTGTAACGCTGTGGGTATCGTCTGCTTTACGAAATACCACGTTCATGTATTCTAGGGAGACAAAGGCAAAGATATCTATTGCACCGTTCTCGTAACTACGGTTCTTAGTGTGCGATCCTCTACGCATATCAAACCGCCAGTTTGCCCTGTGCTTTTCTATCTTGGTCTTGGTTTTAACTTGGACTTTGTAGAGTGTGTTGTTGTATTGAAACAGTACGTCAGCTTCCGCTGAATGAGGAATCATAAGTACGGTATCTGAGATTTGCGAAAGAAGTGATGCTACGAAATACTCGCCAGAACGACCAACCCGTTCTGTGGTTCTTGACATGGTTTACTGTAGCACAGGTTGTTCCATCCTTTCTTGAGTTTGCAAAGACTGTTCTAACATAGGGTCGTTCTGTATGTTATTAGTAACGTATAAAATTCTTCTAACTAAGTTTGTTGCTTGCATAGAATTTGGATTTGTTTTTGCAAGTGCTTCCAACAATTCTACAGAATTATCCTGTGTAAATATATTTGCCAACTCTTCAAGGGTTTTTTTCCTAACACGTGCTTCAAATTTTGAAGCAAATTTAACTTTCCATTGAAAAGCTCCGATTTGTGCAAAATCTCTTGTTAATAAACTAAAATCAGGAGGAGCACCTGGATTGTTTGGGCTGGTAATATTTCCTATTCTTTTAAGCACTTTGTTAAAGTTTAAAAATCCTTGTTTGTAAGTTTCTGGATTTACACCTTTAGCTTTCGCTACCCCTTCTAGCATTGCTTCAAAATTATCTTCACGACCTTTGCCTATTAACATTCCTTGCAGATTAAATCCTCTGTCAAGTTTTAAATCACCTTTTTTTGCCGCATCCAAGGTTTCGTTCATAGAATGTTTAAAATACGTTCTTGCTATTAAAGGAAATGCTTGTGGGTCTGTTTTATTTAAAATTTCGTATGTTCTCTTTATATCATTAACATTTCTAGTGCTTGTGTCAAAAACAATACTTCTAACTTTGCCCTGAGTAATATCTCCTTTGAGCAATGCTCCTAAGTTCCTTTCGATTGGTGCAACCAACTCTTGTGAAAGTCTTTCAAATTCATCTTTAGCAGCAGAATAATTTTTATTAGTTCGTAGTTGTTTTTCTAAAATAGTTAAAGCTCCTTCTCCGCCCTCATCAAGCCCTTCTCTTAAAATTCTTTCTGTACTGCTATCAATAATGTTTCTCTGTGGAACGATTCCAATTTTTGAATCTGTAATTCTTTCATTAAATCTTTTTAGAATATTATCTAAAGTATTAATGTTAGTTTGTGGTGTTATTATTATTTCTGGTTGCTGACCTCGTATTGGATTACCCAATTCATCTAAAATTTGAGGTTGATCTTTTTTGCTTGTCTTAGATTGTATCAAAGCTCTTTTTAAGCTATTAAGAGTTATTCTTGCTGGATCATCAGCATCTAATCTTTTAAGCGTATCATCAATATATCTAATAATAGGCAATACTTGATTAGCTTGTAAAGATTCTGTATTTGCAACGGTATATCCAGCTTTTTTAGCTTTTTTACGTCTTTCTTTTCTTGCATTTTTAAGAGCTGTTTCGGCAGTCACCTTAATGTCTCCCATAGCATCTTTTAGATACTTTGGTTCTTCCAAAAGCTTATTGGTTAATTGTTTTGCTATAAAGCTTACTTGCTCTGGTCTGTTTTTAAGAAAGTTATACATTATCGGGCCACCCTCTTCACTTTTATAAACAATACTTCCTAATTTATTAACTAAACCATTTTCAATTATTTCTGCTGCTGTTATGGGTATATCAAATTCTTCAACAGCTATTTTTTGAATTTCTTTGGCTAACTGTAATTCTTCTTTACTTACATCTTTCATAGCTTTTTCTGCTATTTTCGCAGCCTGACTAGGCCTTGTGTAAAATCCTGTAATACCACCAGCAGCTATTGTTGCTGGTATAGAAACGTAAGGAGGTAAATCTTCTGTGGCTTCAGAAACCAAACCCGCAGCCACACCAGGAGCGACTACGTTGAGTGCTCTTTGCCCTCTACCCGCTCTTGTAAATGGTTTAGCAAAAGGCAATCCTGGTGCTACGAATTCTCCTATTGATTCAAAATATTCTCCAGCTTTAGTTTGTGGTTGATATTGTGTTACCGCTTCAGCACCAGGTATTGTTTCTACCGCTTGCTGTACTTGTTGGAAAGTTGGTTTAAAAGATAAACCAGGTAACATTGGGTTAATAAAAGATATTCTTGGGTCTGGTTTAGGCATCCCTAAATAATCCATTAAAGCAGTCATGCCTTGTGTTGCCATAGACGGTAATGCTGGCAAAGTCATTACACCTGTAGCTCCGCCTTTAACAGCACTTCTAGCTATGTCCATACCTACATCACCTAAAGTTTGAGGTGCTTGCTGTGGAGTTGGTTGTGGAACTGGAGTTGGTTGTGGAACTGGAGTTGTTTGTTGTGCAAACTCTGTGGCAATAATTCTTTTAGCTTCTGCATCGGCTTTTGCTTCTTGCCCTTCTTCACCTTCTAGTTTTAAAATTGAACCATCTGGAAGCTGGTATTGATATATTACTTTTTCTGCCATCGTTAGGGATTAAGTTGTCTTATTATTATTCTAGGGCCACCCGTTGTACTAGGAACTTGTTGTGGCATACCTTGCATGAATGGGTTGTTTAATGTTCCAAAACCAACCTTATACAAATCATTAATCCCTGTAACGTAAGCATTAGCAGTTTTATTTTGTGGATTTCTTTTCAATTCAATTTCTTTTAATCTTCTTGTTAAATCCATTTCTGACTTAATTTCAGTTCCAACACCACTTATAAAATCATATAAAGCAGCCGCTTTTTGTTCGGCAGTTCTACCAGCAGAAATTATTTTTTGGAAGTTTCTGAAGTCTTGGTCTGATAACCCTCTGCCTTCTTGACCTCTAACTTTTGCAATTTGATAAGCAAAGTCCAATAATTGTGATTCTGAAATTGCTGTTTGTTTTGCAAGTTCTGCAAATTTTAGTCTAATTTCTTTGTTATTTTGACCTTCAGGTGATGAAAAAATAAATGCATTTTTTTCATCATCATTAAAAAGTCCTTCTATAGCTTTAAACTCTTCTCCTATTTGATTAAATACTTGAGCAATATCACCAGTTGCTAAAACTGATTCTGGATTGTTGTATAAATTATCAATTATTCTTTGTCCTGTAACGGTTAAAGTATTGTAGGCAATAGCCTTACCTTGTAAGCCACCTTGATCATTCCAACCCTTAATAATTCCAGTATCTTTTGCTTTTCCCGCTGTCGTTAATGCGGGTGTTTTGTTTAAAAAGTAACCTTGATCAATAAGACTCCTAATCTCTTCTTCTGTTGGATTAACTAAGTCTTTGTATCTATTACCCTCTTTATCTGTAATAGCCCAAGTTTCAAAGCCATCATCTTGTTGCGTTTCAGGAAAAGGATTTGCAAGTGGCCCGATAATAAATTTATCTCTATCTATTAATCCCGCTTCTGCTTTATTTATAGTTTTTTCAGGTTTGCCAGTAATTTTGTCATATAAAGTAAACCTTTCAAAAGTTGATTTGTCTGTATTTAAATAGCTTTTAATTCCAGCTTCACGACCCAGTAATTTTAATAGTTTTGCTTTATCTTGATCTTTTACATTAACATCAATCCATTCATTCCATTGTCGATCTTGCTCTTGCAACTTACGACTTTGTTGCATACCTAAAGCCATCTGCATCCTTTGTGGATCGCCAGATAGTTGTGCAGTTGCCATGTTTAAAGCATCTGATAATTGTCTAAGTGAATTGTTTGCCATAATTAATCCTTATGCTAAACCACTAAATCCAGCTCTGGCAGTAGAGCTACCAGTATATCCTGTGCCAGCACCAGTATTGCTAGAGCCACCAAACAAACCACTCATAAACGGTTGGTTCAATATATTAAGAGCAGTAGAAACACCTTCTAACGCACTAGGTTGATAACCTGAAGTTTGGCCAGTAAAGAAAGGTTGACCCGCTGCTGCTGATAATAAACCAAGCTGTTGAGGCCCGTAAGCCAATGCTCTTTGGAATTCTTGATACGGAACATCCAATGCTGCTTGTTGGAACGCTTGTTGTTGTGTTCCTATACCGCCTAACATTCCAAGTCTTCTGGCTTGCTCTGACTGTAATCCACCAAGCAGTCCAGCTCTTTGTGCTCTTGATCTTAGTTCTAATTCTGGTTGTGCAAACGCTCTGGCTTGCTGTCTTGCGATGTCTGCTTGTGCAGCACCTAAAGCCTGACCGAATCCAGCTTGTCTTAAGCCAGCTGCGGTTCTTGCTGCTTCTTGAATGTATGGTCTAGCAGCTTCAGCTTCCATAATAGCTGA